TAATACATAAGCAAGTCCGGAGCAACCGGTTGTTTTAACACCTAAGCGTATGCCTAACCCTTGCCCGCGGCGAGTCAAGTTATCAACTATTTTTTTATTTGCTTTGTTTGTTACGGTAATCATTTATTGCCGCCTTAATAGCATCTTCTGCCAGAATACTACAATGTATTTTTACAGGTGGTAAGGCAAGCTCCTCGGCAATTGCCGAGTTCCTAATCTCTGCCGCCTGCTCAAGCGTTTTGCCCTTGACCCATTCTGTGACCAATGATGAGCTAGCAATCGCCGATCCGCAACCGTAAGTTTTAAATTTAGCGTCTGTAATAATTCCATCTTGTACTCGGATTTGTAGCTTCATTACGTCGCCACAAGCCGGAGCGCCAACCATGCCGGTACCTACGGTGTTGTCTATTTCCATCTTGCCTACATTACGGGGATTTTCATAATGATCAATTACTTTGTCGCTATAAGCCATGTTACTTTCCTGTTGGTGCTTTGGGTGGTTGAGGTGCTGGCGCAGTAGGTGGTCGTGGAGCAGGTTGTGTAGTTGGAGGTTTTTTTAAGCTGTCAAACAACTGTTGTAGTCCAGCAGCCATTCCTGTGCCAGCAATTAACATCATAAAAACAAAAGAAATAGATCTCATTGATTAGGTACCCATACAGTTTTATAGCAATTACAAGTTCCATCAAGCATACTTATCTGATGTAGACCTTCAGGTGCCGGGTTTGGTTGTTGAATATAAACAGGCGGCTGAACATAAACTACCTGTGGCGGAGGCGCATAGTAGTAAGGAGGATAGTAGTACGGACGAGCTACAGCATAGCCTACTGCTCCGCCCACTACAAAAGGAGCTACCCAGCCATTGTGATAACCACTGTGCCAAGCCTGTGCTGGTGTTATTACAGCTAGAGCAAGGGCTATTATTGCGAGAATTTTTTTCATTTTGCTTCTCCTTATTACTTTTTTACTAAATCAGTATAGTGTATTTAAGGTCAGTTGTCAATCAGATTACATTCGCTTGCGCATGGCCGCTTTGGCATTTTGGTCAACTACTTGCTGGGCCTGGTCTGGATTCATTTGAGTATTGGTAGGTTCATCGTTGCCTTTGAATCTAATCACATTTGAATTTGGGTCAAATGGTTCAAGAATATTGGAAAGTGGCTCTTTGGCTATCAGATCGCCTATGGTATCGGGTGTTACATTTACTTGTAGACTATTTGCTAGTTTAATAAAAGCATCGGTGGAGATTTGCTTGCGAGCATTGGTATCCTCGGCACGTTTGGCTAACCATTGACTCAAGGCGAGAAGTTTACCCGTGTCAACAGGTTGAGAATTTTCTACTTCAAAGATTAACATTTAGCGTTTGGCGCGACCTAGGCCTGCGCCGCCCATTTCAGGAGCTTCTGGTTCTTCTGGTGGAAGTTCTTCCATGCCTGGTTCAGCACCTAAGCCAGTTTCGTCTGGCATCTCACCACCAAAACCTGCGTCATCCATTCCTGGCACAGCCGGAGTTGCTTGGCCAGTAACTACACCAAGTGCTTGATCTAATTGTTGACGAGCACCTTGTAAATTTTGTAACAGACCGGCAAGAGCGGCTGTTGCGTCTGTGTTAAACTGCATGGCTTGATCAACACCGACTTGATTTTTAATTTGATCAACAAGTGCTGGCAAGTCTTTAAACTGCATAGAACTTACTTGCTCACTCATTTTTTGTACTTCGTCGACCATGTCTTGTGCGGCTAATACAACTTGTGCTTGTTGAACTTCTGATTCACGAATGATTTGATACAGCTGGCGACGGAAAGTAGAACTTTCGCTCATCATGGCAACTTGAGCAAGTGCCTGCTGGTCTTGTGGACTTAAATTTTGTCCTACACTGGCTTTTTGCATGGCTTGTTTTTGTTTAGGATCTTTCAACTGATCAATTTTTTGTTTAGCAGCAGCTTGACCTGCGGCAACTGTAGGATTAGGCATGGCCATGCTGCTTTGTTGACCAGCAACGTTTTGTTGTGCGCCAGCGGCAGCCCCAACTGGTACTGTACTAGTTTCTTTAACACGAGTAGCTAGTACACGTTCCATCATCATCAACTTTAAATAAGTTGGATTTTGTTCTGATTTATGGAATGCTGGAGTAGCTTTGTGCTCATTTACCAGCTTGCGTACTTTGGACAACATAACACGTGCTTGACGGGCAGAAATCACGTCCACGTTAATGGAGTCACCAAAATAACTCTCAAATACCTTAGCGGCTTGCTTTGATGGCTGTGTTGCGGCCAGTTCGAACAGTTTCATTATTAAATCCTCTTAATTGTATATATTTAGCCCAGTTGACACATTTGGTTAATTCTGATTCTACCTTCTTTTTGCGTATAATTTTAGACTCTAATTTAGTTTCAATAGTCTCGCGGAATTTAGGATCTGTGCTGGTATCAGCTATGTTGGCACGAGCGTTAATGTCGTTGGTTAGACTGGTTAATTTGGTGTCTAATGCTAGAATATCGCGGGCTGAGTTATATGCTTTATGTTTGTCTGCTATACACCAGCTAAGAGCTGATTTAGTAGACCCAAAAGACCCTACATCTGTAGCTGAACAAAATACACGATACCCTGGTTTTTCGGGCACAATAAGATAGCGATCAAACACTCGATAATTGCCTTCTTCTGTACGGAATATTAAATTGGTTAGGCTGTCAGGAAATTCCTGGCGGAACATCCGGTCAAATTCTTGGGAAAGTTTCATTTGAGAACGTAGTGTGATATCAAGTAACCGCAGGTGGCCACTAAAAATCCTATGGCAGCCATGCCCCATGATACTAATTGATCTGTGCGTTTTTCTGACATTTTTTCAACCATGTCGCGTACTTCCACAATAATATGACTAACGCCGTTAATTTTTTCATCTAGCCCTTCCAGGCGAGAATCTAACGCATTATAACGTTCAGCACATAACTCAACGTGAGCTTCTAAGCTCTTTTTTTCGATGTCGGTGGCTTCTATTGGCATAGTATATATTTATGGTAAAACTTCAAACCAGATATTTTGATCTGGGCCTGAAACTACTAATACTGATTCTATGTCGCGGCGATTCCATAGTTCTATCAGCATAGGTACTCCGGCAGCGTCCGATACCAGCATTTCAAGCGGATTTTTTTCTGGGCCAAAAACACCCGGGGTATCAACTTCAAAATCAAATTCCCAATAGTACTGTACTCTTTTTGGTTCGTTCAATTTGAAAATTTGAGTACGCATACCTATTAACTGCACAAGAGTTTCCCAGTTACGTTGCTGGTTACGGGCAATGTGCCAGGATATTTCGTTTTCAATACGTTGTCCAGCTTTGTCAGTAAACGGCACGTGAGATGACTTGAAGTGCCCGGTTACCCCAGTAGCCGATATGTCAAAGTAAGTTTTACATTTAATTCGCATTAGATTTTCTACTTAATTCATAAAGTATTTCTACTTGTTCTAGCAAGTGATTAATTTCAGAATTGCTGGAACGCAGGGCTAAAATTTCCTGCCACTTCTCCTGATTTTTGAGTTCAGCTAGCTCTTTGTCTAGCTCTGGGTCACGTAAATGTAATTCGCGATGAGTACTGCCTGGGCGCCGAGCATAAACTGTACGACCTCCATCGGGGGACTCGTAAATGGTTACTTCTGTGATTTTACTTACTTCCATAATGGAGTATTTAAGCCACAAAATAATGGTCAACAAAAAAGCCCCTTGCGGAGCTTTTTTGAGTATTTTAAAGTGAACTTTAAAATTAGGTTGCTGTAGCAGATAAGTCAAAGCCAACGTTGGTTACGTTTACAGTAGAAACATTGTAACCTGTAACTGTGCCGCCAGCGGAAACTTGAATGTTACCTAAGCCACGAATAGCAGCTTGTAAAGTAGCGGCTGTGTAAGCGCCTGTTGGGTAAACAGCTAAACTGATCTGTGTATTGCCTGCTTGGTAGAAAGCAACAGTACTTGTCTGTTGAATCTGTTGCAGAATCTGCTGGATTGCGCCGTTAACTTCAGCTTGATCGCTGATGCTACTTGGGCAGTTGCCAACACCAAAGAAGTCCAATTTTGGACCCATGATCATTACTGGTGTGCCAGCTGGGGTGTAAGTTACGTTTGCTGCTAATTGTGGGCCATTGAGTGTGTCAATAGCAAATACTGGTTGTGAACCGCCTGATACTAATGGAATCTGTGCCATTTTAAATCTCCTTATATATGTGGACTCTAAGGTCCTACT